GAGTTGGCATTTTCTTTTGTTTCCAACACTCTTTTTATTGGTAGCAGTAGATTAAATGTGGAAACTCAATTATACACCAATAACATTGTGAGTATAGGTGGACCAGAGTACATTGCCAATGCGATTAGTATAATTGATGCAGGCAATTTTTCATAAATAGATAATAGGATTTAAATCCAACTAAACAAAAAGGATAATAATAATGGCTATCGGAAACACCTCAATTCTAATCAAGCGTTCCACCACGCTAGGCACACCAGTAAGCTTACAAGCTGGTGAACTTGGTTATTCATACCTTTCAAATACCATATTCATTGGTTCACCATCTGGTACAGGTGTTGTTAATGTTGGTGGTCAATATTATACGTCACAAATTGATGCAGCTACCAGTTCAAATACTGTTAGTACAATTGTTAAACGTGATGCAGCTGGTAACGTTTTCTTAGGCCACGCAAACGTTAGAAGCATTAGTTTCTCCGATGGTGGTACATTAAGTACTGGTGCTTTCTCAGGTAACGCAAACTCAGCAACACAATTTCAGACCGACAGATATATTGATGTTACTGGTGGCGACATTACTGCTTCTGCACAATTGTTTAATGGTACCGCAAATGCAACATTAAGTGCATCACTTAACTCTGTTGCTGGTCTATCTGCTGGTACATACGGTGGTGTAACCAACATTCCTGTTGTTACTGTTGCTGCAAACGGCCGTGTTATGGCCATTGCCAATACAAGTATTGCAACCTCTTTGAGTATTGCTGCTGATACTGGTACAGATACAGTACACCTTGCAAATAACACATTGACCTTTACTGGTGGTGAAGGTATAACATCAGCAGTAACAGATAATGCAGTTTCTTTTGGTGTAGACACTACAGTTGTTCGTGCAAATACACCTAGTTTACTACAAACGATTGATGGCGACCTTATACTTAGCGGCAACTTGTCGGTTTTAGGTACATCTACAACATATAACGTTACAACACTTACTGTTGAAGACTCATTGATTGCACTTGCTAAAAACAATACATCCGATGCGGTTGATATTGGTTTCTACGGCCACTACAATAACGGTGCAGACCGCCATGCAGGTTTGATGCGTCATGCTGGTGATGGTTACTTCTATTTGTTCGACAACTATGATACAGAACCAACAGGTAACGTAATCAACGTTGCATCTGCAAGTTTCCGTCAAGCAAACTTGAAATCTAACTTAGTTGCTGCATGGGCAAACACAACAGTATTACAAGTTGGTACATTAAACGTTGCTGGTGCAACAACACTAAAATCACTAACATTAACTGAGGATTTAGAAGTTCCTAGTGGTGGTACTGGTGCAAGTTCATTCACAGCAGGTTCTATCCTTGTTGGTGATGGTTCAAACTCATTAAAACTACTTGCTAATAGTACATATACTGAAACAGGTAGTGGCGCACAAAACAATACTATTACTTCTGTAACTGTTGATGCATATGGTAGAACAACAGCTGCAACATTTAGTCAGATTTCTGGTCTAACAGTTGGCCAAGGTGGTACTGGTGTAAATACATTTAGTGCCGGTCAAGTTATTATTGGTAACGGGTCTGGTGCTTTAGTATCACAAGCAAACGTAGCGTCAATTAATACAAACGTTGCAACTTCAAACACAGTTAACAACATCACGACAGATGTATACGGCCGTGTAACAGGATTTTCACAACAAGAAATTTCTGGTCTATCAGTTGCTCAAGGCGGTACAGGTGCATCCACATTTACAGCTGGCAGAATGTTGGTTGGCAATGGCGCTGGTGCAATTCAGGCAATCGCTAACGTTACATACACATTAACTGGTACACTAGGTGCTGCTAAGACAATCACATCATTGACTGTTGATGAATATGGCCGTGTAAGTGCTGCAACTGCTTCAGACATTTCTGGTTTGACTGTAACACAAGGCGGTACTGGTGCTTCTACATTCACCACAAACGGTATCGTATTTGGTTCAGGCACTAGTGCAATGGGTGTTACTGCTGCGGCAGGTACATCAGACCAAACATGGTCTAATCAAATACTTACAGTAACCAACGCAGGTGTTCCTGTTTGGTCATCCGCTTTGGACGGAGGTCAATTCTAAGCTGACTATATAATGTAATAGATTTTTTTTATGATAGGAGTTTGAAATGGCAAATGAAAAGTATTTAAATTATTATATTGAGACATTGACGGCAACAATGACAGACTGTGTTGTCCGAAATGTCTCAATGCAAGCGAATCAAAAAATTACTGATGATGTTGTAAAAGAACAGACTGAAAAACTTGAAGCATTGGCAAGATCCAATAATGAATTACAAACATTAATTGGAGAATTGGAACAAGCCAATGCAACGAATGAAAGTAGTGTCATACAAGATTTGAAAAACAAGTTAGACGAAAAGGAAAAACTTGTTGCCAAACAAAGTACCGACATTAATGAATTGACCAATAAACATCGTATTGAACTTGAGGAATTAAACACAAAGTTTAGAGACTATGATAGTGTTAAGAATCAAGCAACACATGTCGAAACGTTTAAAGGTGAATTGATTAGAGCCCGAGAAGAAACTAATAGAGTTCGAACAGAACTTGAAAATAGAATCAACTCTATGAATGCCGAAACGAATGGAAAAATTCAAGGCATTAATGAAGAAAATGATAAAAATGTTAGAGTGTTGATTCAGAGACATGAAGCTGAGAAAGGTAATCTGAATAATAAGATTGCCGAATTGACTGAAAAGATTGAATACTTACAACTACCTCCTGCCAAACGAAGAAAAATTGAAGAACAGCTGAATAAAGAAGTGGCACCAACGACAATAACAAGTTTAGTTGGTGCTGATGGCGAACTCAAGGATGGCGGATCGTTTTAAGTAAATGTCAAACACAGCAATACAGTTAAAAAAATCAGGCGTAACAGGAAACACACCATCAGGTCTTGCATTTGGTGAGGTTGCTCTTAACTACGCCGATGGTAAACTGTTTTATAAAAACAGTCTTGGTGGTACATCATACATATCCAACCAATTCTCGTTTGACACAATCAACTCAAACAACTCCCTAATATTTGCGGGAAGTGGTTCAGACACCTTGTCTTTTGTTGCAGGTAATAATGTTACCATAAGCACAAATACAACCACAAAAACAATCACAATCAATGCGTCAGTATCAGGTGGAAGTGACCCTGGTCCTGCGTTTGACCGTGCCAATGGTGCATTTGTAACTGCTAACTCAGCAGCCAGCTTTGCCAATGATGCTTTTTTAAGAGCTAATGCATCCTATGATTCACAAAATACCACAGCATCGTTTGCCAACGGTGCCTTTGTGGTGGCCAATTCATCAGCAACTTTTGCTAACGGAGCTTTCGATAGAGCCAATGCGGCCTATAATGCTGCGAATACCGCCACAGACCCGTGGGTAAGAACTCAAGCAAATAATGCTTACGACAAAGCCAATTCAGCTGGTTCATTTGCCAACGGAGCATTCGATGTTGCCAATTCGGCAGCCAGCTTTGCTAATGGTGCATTCACACAAGCAAATTCTAACTATACAAGTGCTGTAACAAAATTAAATGTAACTCATAGTGGTGCTTCAGCATATTTAATTGACCAATATTCAGGTAATAATCCATCAATTTATATTTCAGGTGGTGAAACAATAGCATTCAATCTTGATATATCTGGTCATCCATTTCTAATTCGTCAATCATCAGGTGGTACTAATATTTCTGATGGATTAACACACGTGTCATCTTCAGGTGTTGTAACAACAGGTTCCAATGCTCAAGGAAAAGAATCTGGAATATTATTTTGGAAAGTTCCTTTCTCTTTAGTTGAAAGTACATATGTTTATCAATGCCAATACCATAGTGGTATGGTTGGAAATATTATTATACAACAACCAGTTTCTTTTGTTGCTAGTAATACAACTTTGGCTTTTTCGCTGGCCAATGGTGCTTTTGATAGAGCCAATTCAGCGGCATCATTTGCTAATGGTGCATTTGTAACAGCCAATTCTGGTGCCACGTTTGCTAATGGTGCTTTTGTAACAGCCAATTCTGGTGCATCATTTGCTAATGGTGCTTTTGATAGAGCCAATTCAGCGGCATCATTTGCTAATGGTTCTTTTGTAACAGCCAATTCTGGTGCCACGTTTGCTAATGGTGCTTTCAATGCAGCTAATTCTGGTGCCATGTTTGCTAATGGTGCTTTCAATGCAGCTAATTCTGGTGCCATGTTTGCCAATGGTGCTTTTGATAGAGCCAATGCTGCATATGCATTTGCAAATACAATTTCTGGAGGTTCTTCGGTTGATAATGTAGCTAGGAATAGTGCAAATTCAGCAGAATTTTTTGCTAATGGTGCCTTTATTACAGCGAATTCGGCCGCAAGTTTTGCCAATGGTGCTTTTGATAGAGCCAATGCAGCCTTCGCTAAAGCTAACACAGGAACAACCGCACTCGATGTAAACTCTGATATTGTTGCCTTCACAATCGCCTTTAGTTGATAGAATAAATAAAGGATAATAGGGAATTTATATGGCAAATACATTTAAAAATCAACTACAAGCAGCAGTCGGAACATCACCAGCAACCATTTATACTGCTGGTGCCAATGTGTCGACCACAGTTATTGGTATGACTATTGCAAACATACTAAACACAACCATAACAGCCAATGTGATATTGAATTCTGGTGGTTCAGACTACTATATGGTTAAGATGGCTGAGATTGAACCTGGCAATTCTTTAATCACTATCGGCGGTGAACAGAAATTAGTAATGAGAGCCAACGATGTTCTAAAAGTTTCAACAAGTAATGCTTCAGCAGCTGATGTTATTGTGAGTTTATTGGAAATAACATAACATGGAATTTACTTACATTGGCAACCAAAATAAGAAGGATGTAAGGTTAACCGGTTCATTTGCTAATGGTGCATTTGTAACTGCTAACTCAGCAGCCTCTTTTGCTAATGCGGCCTTCGATAGGGCCAATGCGGCCTTCTTACAGGCGAATACTAGTGGTGGTGGAGGCAGTAGTACACCAGTAACAATTTATTCTGATGTGTTTACTGCCAATGGTAATACGTCAACATTCAATTTAAGTACATCACCGGAAGATGAAAATTATATAATTGCAGTAGTCGATGGTATTACTCAATTAAGAAGTACGTATACTGTTACAGGTAACGTGGTCACTTTTGATAGTGCATTTGATAATGGAGCCAACGTTGAAATAACAACCATCACTGGCGGCGGTGAAAGTCCATATGCAGCCAACCACGCCAATTTGGCATATGCACAGGCAAATGCTGCCTTCACGCAGGCAAATAATTCTACTGATACATGGGTAAGAACACAAGCTAACAGTGCGTTTGACAAAGCAAACTCGGCAGGTTCATTTGCTAATAGTTCTTTTGTAACTGCCAATGCAAGTTATGACCAAGCAAACACAGGTGCTTTATTTGCAAATGGTGCCTTCATAACAGCCAATTCTGGTGCATCATTTGCCAATGGTGCTTTCGATAGAGCCAATGCTGCTTATGCACAGGCTAATAATTCTACTGATACTTGGGTTAGGACTCAGGCCAATAATGCATACGATACGGCAAACTCGGCTCAAACATTTGCTAACGCAGCATTTATAACAGCAAACTCTGCGGCAAGTTTTGCTAACGGTGCTTATGCGGCCGCAAACTTAAAATTTAATACATCAGGTGGTACAATTTCTGGTGATGTTTCCATTACAGGAAATCTAAGTATATTAGGTAATGCATTCAGCACTAGTGCAACTCAAATTGTTGCAAATGATACACTCTTTATTATGGGTACAGGAAACTATTCAGGTGATGTACTTGATATTGGTTTTTCATCTCATTACAACGATGGTACCAATGCACACACAGGTATAATTCGAGATGCTGGCACCAAAGAATGGCATGTGTTTGAAGGTTATACACCTGAGGTTGGTGCAAACAATAGTATTGATATTAATCATGCATCATTTAAGATTGCAACACTTCAAGCAAATTTAAAATCAACAACCATAACGATTAAAGGTATAGATTTATTACCTTATGTTAAT